GTTGGATGCACTTTGTCTTTATCGCCTTTTTTGTAGAAAGAACCATCTTTTACGATTTCAATTTCTACTAAATCGAAATGACTATTTCCTTTGTAATTTGTTTGACTTTTTACAACTGAATCTTTTGTAAATTTTTTTGCTTCGTCTGACATTTTATATATTTTTTAAATTAAAATTTAACCGCCCCAAAAACATTAGAGCGGTATATTTTTTTACTTCTTAAGGTACAATTAATTCAATTGCTGTCTTAACTGCTGCAAAAGTAGTTTTCAAGAAAGCAACTTTTTCGTTCTCGTAAACCCATAAATGATAACGAGATTCTCCGATAAGAGTATACATATTGCTTTCAAAATCTGAAACAATATTAGCAGCTGTTGCGCTTCCAACGATACCTTGACCAATTCTAACCGTGAATGATTTGTAATTTTCCATTCTTAATTTTTTCCAATCAGCAACAATAAATGTTCCAGCAGGAACTGAAACACCGTCAGCAACCTCTACAATTCTTACTCCTGAAATTGTAGTACCATCAGGCATCACGAATGGAGGAAAAACGTAATTATTGTTTTTGTCTTTAGTCGCTCCCATTGTGTATAAATCGGATGATGGCACTAATACAGCATTCGGAACATAAAGACCTTTTGACGCAATTTTTACAGCAAAAATAGCCGCTCTAATCGCATCATAATTCGTAGGCGAAATAGTCGAAGCTGCTAAAGAACCAGCTACGAATGCAGGTGCAAAAGCAGATACAGTCGTGAACACATCAGTCTGCACACCAATAGCGTGTTCGTAAGCTAATTCATTACGAATTGCAGACATAATGAAAGGAATATCATCTAAAGCTTCTTCTGAAATTTTAGTTCTTCCTGCCATTTTTCTTGCCTGGGAATAACGAATAATAAAACTAATAGAGATAAGCGGTTTCAATGCCCCTTCATTAGTGATTGTCATTGTTCCTTCAGTAGGCGATTTGTCTACATAAGCAATAGTAGCTTTTCCTGTATTTCCTCTTGAAATATAATTCAATATGTACTCTTGCTGTCTTACATCTTCGGCGTAAGTTGTTTGGTCTTGAGCTACATAGCTAACAGGCACAGAATAACCTGTAGTAACAGACCCTGTATTCATATTGACAGGCGATTTTACAGTCATTTCGATCTCAAAACCATTTCGTCCAGAAGCTTCTGATTTTGCTTTTACTTGCGGTAAAAACGTTTTCAATCCTTCTTCAATAGCTTTGAATAAATCGAATTCACCTTTTCCGTTAACAGCGGCTGGGTTTTCTTTGATAATTCGAATATCTTCCTTGAATTCGTCCAATTGCTCTTTAGTAATTCCTAAAGAAGATTTTAAAGCATCAACCTGAGAGGTAATTTCAGCTTTCTGAGCCTCGGTAAGCTCATATTTCAACGCTTTATTACCCTCTGTAATCGCTTTTTTTAACAGTTCGGCTTCGTGAGCTCTTTTTTCGGTTGCGTAAGTATCTCTCTCCGCTGCCGACATTGCCTCTAATTGGGCATCAGTTTTGTAAACAAACATAGTTTTCGTGTGTTTAATTAATAAATGTTTTTCGTCTAGTTTGAGTGACAATTGCCGGCTCGGTATTATTTTTAGAAGTATCTAAGACGGCTTCTTTATTTTGCAAAAGCGTCATTAGTTCTTTAACGCTAATCATTTGAGTATAAACTTTTAAATCTCCAGAAATAGAATCCGTAATTACGTTTTGAAAGTCCATTTCGTGTTCTTGTAAAAGTAAATCATATTTTGATTCGTTTATTGATTTTTTCCATAGTCCAGGGATATGAACATCTTTGTGACTATCTAGCACGTTACTTGGAGAAATAGCACATTTTACTTTTATTGTATTTTCATCAATAATTTCAATCGATAAAACAGGGGTTAAGAAATTAGACCCTTTTACAACAGCCGATCCTTCAATATTTTTAGCCTCCAAAACAGCCCAGAAATATTCCGAAACATCTTCTTTATTTAGAATTTGAGAATAATATTTATCATAATTCTCTTTATTTTGAGCATACTCCGCATCATTTGAATCATAGCAAAAAAGCAGCTTAAAATACCTCATTCCAACCGAATGATTTAAAACATAGCCTTTTAAATATTGATCGAACATAAATTCATTTCGATCTTTTTTTACAACAGCTTCGTAAACCAAAACTTCTAGTTTATCGATACCAGAAGCTGTGGCTTTTTGAACAGAATCTAAAAGAACAGCCGAAAAATCAGACTTTTGAATCTCTGATTTTTTTTTCAACATTGCTAATTCTTTATCGGCTAATATTTCTTTTAAAGTCATTTATTAACTGTTTTATCTATTTCTTTTAATCTTTTTTCTAAAATCCGTTTAACAACAGGATTATTAGTTTCCTGTATTTGCTTGACTATTTCCGATTTTTGCTGATCCATAATCTAGTTTTGTAAAATTAGTGTCCATACATTGGTTAATTTCGTCTATCGAAACACCTGCTTTCATTAAATTAAGCAACGTTTCAGATTTTGTTTTATCAGTTTCGGCTCTTTCTTTAGCGAAAACCTGCATAAAAGGCAAATGTTCCCAATCCATTATAATTTTCTTACCTTCTTTATTGTATCCGAAAAAATTAGTATGTCCTTCTAGAAACATATCGCCTTTTGGCTGTAGGCAGTAAGAAACAAATGCACCTCTCGCTTTTTCTTGATTCTCATAAGTTCCAGAATTATAAGCCTCTAGAACATCTTTAGGTATGTTGTACATTGAACCTATTAAAAAATATTGATCTAAATAAGTTTCTGATAGTTTTAACTTTCCAATATCAGTAACAAATCTCTTAACATCAATCATCGATTTAACAGCGTGAACATTCTTACTGCCGTTCATTTTACTCTCAATGTCTTGTTTTTCAACTTCAGACATTGGCATTTGAGTAACATTATTCGGATCTTGCTGCCCAGCTACCATAAACTTTCCGCTATAACGAACGTTTATGTTAGTTGCATCTAAAGCAGCTTCTGAATTACTAATGACTTTTATTAAAGCGTCAATCCTGCTACTTCCTTTAAACCAATTACCAGTACCGTTTGAAAGGTCTGGCATATGAACAATATTGCCCCATTTTAATTGAGTATTACTCCCATCTGCATATAAATAATTTATTTGAAAATTATTTATTTTATTCAATTCCGATTTAGATAAAACTATTTTATCTCTGTAAGAATCCATTTCTTGTGGAAATTGAATCTTATTATTTTCAAGAATGTACAGTTTATTGTCTTCTGAAACTATTCTTGATTCACAATAATTATAAGTATTTCCTAACATATTCCAAAACATTACATCCCAAAGAAATTGAGATTGCATTTGAAATGGATTTGGATTTTTAATCATTTTTAAATATTCATCATCTGGCAGCTCTACATCATCTTTGTAAACATAAACTTTTCCGATACTAAATAGATCACATTGTAAAGCAAATACTTTTAACAATGCTTGATTAGAGAAAATTAATTTTAATTTTAAATAATCGGTAGTATAATCATTATAATTAGTCGTTCCATTCAATTCTTTATTGACAAACATCACCAAAGAATCCAGATTATCTAATCCTAAATAATTAATAAGTCCTTGTTTTATCCAGTTCATTTAAAATCTATTATAAAGCAAATATAGTAAAAGTTTTTATAACTTATGTATTATTCCCTCTTTTTGCAAATGAAGCACAACATATCTAGTCGGATCCATTAAATGATTATCTTTATCTTCGGCTTCATCTTGCACTACTCCATATTTATCAACAACTCTTGAATAGTTTTCTTGTTCGTAAGCCAAGTTTTCCGAACAATCTGTGTAAAAAACTTCTAAATCATCTATTAAATCAATTCCATCTAAAATAGATCCAGGTGGTTTTATAGCAGCTATTGCTCTTTCCCAGCCAGCATTTCTAAGGGCAAGTATTTTTAAAGGACGATTATTGTCACATATAATATCGTTATTTTGGTTTATGTTTAATTTCCTGAAAAGCCACATCACAAACCCTTCATTATGCCCTTGAATATTTTGCCTTTCTAAAGGTGTTAATTTATCTTGCCATTTGTTTTCAGAATCATAATTTAATTCGTGGAGATATAATTTACCATCGTAATATTTAGCTTCCAAAATACCAAAAGCATCTACTTTGCCCCAGTCAACTCCGATATATGTTTTTACGTTTATTTTAAGATATTCCGAGTAAGAAATTGGTTTCCAATGAAAAATTCTATTTGGTTTTTCAGCTTTTATTCCGAGTCCATAAATATCCCACTTTGTTATGTTCGAACTTCGTTGCTCTTCATTAAGCAAACATCGGTACATTTCTTTTAAATGCAATTCAGAAAAGCCTAAAACATTTTTATCAAAGTCATAACCAGCGACGTCAAACTCTTGTATTAGTTTTTTTTCTATAACATAACATCTTTTTAATGGCTGATATGATAAAATTTTTATACGCTGTTCTTCAGGACAAAAAGGGTTGTCTTGAAATGTAGAATGAATAACAATTGCGTTCTTTTGCTTTGCAATATCATCAATCCAGTGTGATTTTTTAGGGTTCCAGTCGATAAAAATAAGATCACTCCTTTGGTCAATCTGGTCGAAAGTATCTTTAGAAATTTTATAAGGTTCATTTAGCCAAGACACATTCTGCGTAAGTCCGTGTACTTTTTCTTCATCATCAGCTCCGTGAATCTCAAAAGTAGTATCGTTTTGTGGGTAAGAATAATAAGATTCTGTTTTGTTTCTGTTTTTATAAATCATCCTTCCGGAAACAGAAAGAACTTTTTGGAAATCTTTCCAAATAGTATCTTTAGCATCTTTTTTCGTATCTCGCCAAGCTGTTACCCGGAAATCTTTATTGTTTTCGCAAATACGATGAAGTAATTCAATTAACGAAAAAGTTTTGGAACTTCTTGAGCTCCCAGTATTTATGATATATTTATATTTTCGCTTACCATTTTCGTCTTTTGCTTTTAACGCTTGGTAGTTTTTATAAAAGACTGGTGTAATTCCATACTTCATTAGTCTATTGAGAAATCATCAATTATTTTTCCATCAGGCATTGTGATAGCTAAATTAACAGATCCTTGGAGTTGTTCGCCTCCTGTGGTAATATCTGATTTTTCAGCAAGTCCATTCAAACGTTGCGTAATGCTTGGGTTAAAAACCCCAAGCATACCTCCTAATATTTGATTTTCACGAATTGAGTTTTTTATACGGGAACAGATATGGCGAAATTCTTCATAAGCTTCTTCGCTATTCTTAAAATAATGCTCAATACAACCTACTTCTTCATCCCAGCAATAACGCTTAAACCCCTCGAAAGTTAAAGGTAATTTTAAAGAATCTGATTTTCTTTCCCCTTCTTTTCCAACATACTGAATTTTCAACCATTCCGACTCTTTTAATTTTAAATCAACGACATATCCTTGGAATAATTCCCAAAGTCGTTCTGGATTTTCTACGTTTCTTGGTCTACCTGCTGCCATCTTCCAAATTTACAAAAAATATTTATAAATAATTACACAATCTTTTTACCAAGTTGTTTTTCGGCTTCATCTTTAGTGATGGTTTCGATAATTGTAGCCCAAATGCCGTTTTCGAAAATACTGCGATTACAAAATAAAAGCTTGTTGTCTGATATTACATGTCCAAAAGTAATGGTTTTATAAGCTTCTATTATTTTATCTCCGTATTCGTCATTTGTAGATTTAAAATAAGCACCCTCAACAAACCCCCTCCTAGCCGCTTCATTTTTCAAAGCCTCAAAAACTTCTGATTCTGACATAGGTTCGCAATACTTTTTTATATACAAATACATTTTATCAGAATTCGTTTGCCAACTTCCGACTGAATTAACACCATAATTTTCTAAAGTTTTGAAATCTACATACCAAAACCATTTCTGATGTAGTCCATTTTTATGCTTAAACCATCCTGTTTTAAAGTTTTCAAACACCTCCGGAAACACTTCTCTCATTGTTTTATTTTCATTCTCTTTGATAAATTCTTTAGTAATTTTCATTTTATTTGTTTTTTAGGTTAACTATCCCGTAATTGAAATAGTCTAATTTATTTTGTAATTCTTGTAATCGTTCTGGATTTTCTTTTGATACTAATAATAATTTTCGCTCTTTGTCCAGGTCTTCTATAGTTGGATTATTGTAATCGGCACATTCAACTTTACCAAACTTTTTACAACTGTTTTCGCAGAATTTACATAGGACTTTCATTTTTCTTCAAATAAATCCAGTTGATTAACTGTTAGTTTTTCTAGTTCTTCCAAAACATCTTCTTTGCTGTCGATTTGTTTTTGAATTGCGTTACGTTCGTATTTTAGCGACTTTATTTCAATACGCAATTCTTTTATTCTTTCGATTAAGTCTTTCATTCTTTAAACATTTTAATTGATGTTTTTTTAATTCCAATTTTAGTAGTTTTACCATCGTGAGATACTAATGTGAGCTTTATAAAAGCGTGTTTGTCTGCTAGTGCGTCATAAATTGCATCTACAGACTCTTTTACAAAAATATTTTCACTTCCTTTAATCGTTGTTTTTACTGATGTTTTCATAATTTTAAATATAAAAAGAAAACCCCTAAAGAGCTACTACACATCTTTAAGGGTTTCTTTGTTAGTCTATTGACTAAATTTCTTAAATGCAAGTAGTAGATTGCTTCGACAAATGTAGTAATTATTTATTCATTTTGCTTTCATAAATATGAAAAATTTCAGTTGTTTTCATTGGGTAATATTTCACAACCTCTCTTTTCCAAACATTGTTTTTAATTTTATCAATATCCTCTGGATCATACATTTTAAATCTATGTTTGGTTCTAACCGGTTTAATTCCTAGTTTTTTGATATGATTATAAACAGTTTCTTTGTTTATATTTAACATAAAAGCTATTTCATTTTGATTATATAATGGTTTCATAATTAATAAATTGGTGGTTACTTGTGAAATTCATAATCGGTTTTGTTTAAATACGTTCCGTTAAGCATACTGTAAAAATAATTGTATGAATATTTTGTTTTTAATCTAGCGTCATTTATACAATCAAAAACTTCATTAGTAATTATATTTATTACTTTTCTTGCGTTTGGATTTTTTCCTGCATATTGTGTTTTTAATCCTTTTTTATAAGCGTGTTTTAGGTTTTCGCTAGAAGTTACCCATTCTAAATTTTCTACTCGATTATCTGTTTTAATTCCATTTATATGATTAACTTCTATTTTGTTTTCTATATTAGGAATAAAAGATAAAGCAACTAAGCGATGTATAAGTACCGTTTTTGTTTTTTTATTTGATTGCAAAACAGCTTGTAAATAACTGTATTTATTTACTTTAGGTTTTATTAAAGTTTCTTTTTTAAAACCTCTCACCCATTTTTTAGCGTTACTAATCAGCACTCCATCACTAGTAACTGAATATAAACCTTCGTAATTTTCAATATCTTTTTTCATTTCTTTTTTTTTATAAAGATACAAATAATTATTTAATAAATAGGTAAAAGTGGTCTTACTATTGGTTGGTAGTGGGAAATATACAAAATCCACCAATTTTTCGTATTTAAATGAAATCTTCTTAAATGAACTGAATTACCAATAATACACCAAACATCACAATCCTCTTTCGGCAAATCTTCCTCACTTTCAATTTTAATCCAACCGTTATTACTAAATATACCTTTTAAATTTGAAGGCATATAATCTGTTGTGCCCCAACAAATACCTTTTTGAATTGCATTTATTATTTTAGATATTTCAGGATTTTTAACACAATCAATATATCCGTTTTCTTTAATGGCGTATTTTATAAGATTGTATTTTTCTTCTCCGTACAGAGAAACCCATTCTTGTTTTATAATTTCTTCTTTTTTCATAGTTTTTTATTTTTAAGTTATTATTTATTTGATATATCCGGTTAATTCTTTTTTTCTATCGTATCGATCTACTTTTCCGGCAAACATATCAAACGCTCCGTGACAAGAATTTATATTTCCATAATAATCTGAATAAGCAATCATTCTATTATTTTTTACAGCATATAAAAATGTTTGATACGAATAAACTCCATCTTTACGTGTTTTAGCTTTTTCTGTTAATAGGTTTCTAACATCTATGATCATATTTATTTCGTTTTAAGTTATTATTTGTTTGAATTTAATAAATGGTGTTAATATATTTTGAATTTTATAAATTCCTGTCCTTTGGTTACTATTTCTTTAAATACGTGCATTTCGTAAATGTAACGGTCATCTATTTTGTATTTCTTAACCAAACAATCTAAAAACGATTTGCAGCAATTATCAATATCAGAAAGACTAGAACTAAATCCAAAAATGATAGCTATTTTAATATTCTTTTCATCAGGAAATTTAATATTGTTAGGCAAAAGAAACATCATATTTCTAATAAATGAATCATACTTATCAGTGCGATATTTCTTTCCTTTAAACGCTTCATTTACCGATAATGGTTTAATTTTTATAGTGTGATTCATAACCTACTATTTATTATTTTCCTGTAAACACAATTTACACTTTCTTTATTAATTCCACGTTCTGAATAGAATTTAATAATTCTATTAATCCTTTGTAACGGTGATTGTTTTTGTTTCATAAGTTTTTGTTTTATAGATGAAATTGATAATGGGTTAATTTGTTCTACATATTCAACTTTCTTTGCTATTTGTTTGTTCGCCCACAACCAAAGGTGAGTATTCATTTCTAAAGCTAATTCCTGATCATCTTTATTTTTATACATAGTTTTAACTTTTAAATTATCAAAAAGGACAATCTTCTGATTCATCTTCATTTGTAACTTCATAAAAATTAACAACCTCAAATGCTTCTGTCGGTGTCGCTGTTATTTGTTCAGTTTCTTCTTGTGAATAATCTTCACTTTTAACCATATCGCTTTCGTGCAACGGGTCCCAAATCGAAAATCTAGGGACTTCTTCACCGATTGCATAATACCGGCCGGATGGTAAATGATAATCATATTCAACTTGTCCACCAATTTCACCTTGAAACTTCATTTTAGTTTTTAGGTTTTCGAATACTGTTTTGGGTTCGTTTTCTTCATCACCAAAAAATCTATAAATACTAAATCCATCATGAGTTTGGTTCCTAAAATCCGAACTTCCGGAAACATCATATAATGTTGGCGAACCATAAAGTCCGGAACTATCTTTTTGCATTTTAGTTGGATGGGCCACTAAAAATATAATAACATTATTCATTTGAGCAAACATCGTTAATTTTGTCAGTACCTCATTAATTTGCTGTAATCTGTTTCCAGTACCGGTAAAAGCCAACTTATTAAAAGCATCAATTATAAAAATATCAATTCCATAACTAAAAAGTTGTTCTTTGAATTTATTAAATAACCAATCCCATGTTGGAAACTCTCCATTTTCTGTACCGGTTAAATAAATCTTTTCTTCGGCCCATTGTTGATACTTTGCAATTTCATATTTATTTACTCTTTTGCAATCATCATTATCTTTCCAAAAACTACGGCCGGTTGCTTTTTCAATAAATGTAGTATGATGTAATGAAAATGGGTGATGTTCAGGACTGAAAAAAGAAGCTTTCATATTGTAATCTCGGACCAAGTTCAAAACATACCATTCAGTAAAATTAGATTTACCGTGTGATGGTATTCCTGTTCCTGTTATTAAATGGCCACGCATTACTGAAAATACATTTTTAAGGTCCCCAAAACATCTATGTTTAGGCGATATTGTTTCTGGAGGTCCATTTTCATAAAGGGCCACAATATCATCATAACAATCTGAAACTTTAAAAGTTCCAGCCACAGGATATTTTACAGTTTTGTAAATTGATTTTTCTAAAACACCACTTACCAAGTCCTCGTTTGCGTCTTTGCCATCAAACAAAATCCTTTCACAACGGAACCGGCCCAAACGCTGTGCAATCTTCTCGGCCACTTCATCGCCTTTGGTATCGTTATCGGTCCCAATATAGAATTTTTTAATGTCTTTGATGTATTTTTCAGAATTAATCCAATAATTATCATTGTCGTTGGCCCCATTAGGAACTGATATAACATTTTTAATTCCAATTTCATAAAGGGCCATTACATCAATCTCTCCTTCAACAATATAACATTCATCTTGGCCAATGATTGAATTAACATTATAGAAAATAGATTTAGCGTTTTTTGATTGAGTAAATTTCTTTCCTCCTGAGCGATATTTTTTATTAACTAATACATCACCCTCAAAATAATTAAATACGATGTTATTAACTTCTTTCTGTAACTGTGGTTGATAATATTTCTCCTCTGTAACTTCGAAATGTTTTAATGTGAATTGATTAATTTTTCTTTCTTCAAAATACTTAACAACCGAATCAGAAATGTTCGTGTAATTTTTCCACGTTTGTATTGGCAAAGTAAAGTTTTCTTTTTCTGTATTTTTCTGAATACTCTCTTTAAAAAACAATCCTTCACAATGAAAACATTTTGCAACTCCGGAAGTAAAATTTATATAAAGGCTTTTGTCGGCCTTATTTTTACGTTCCTGACCACAAACAGGACATTTAACTTTTGCTGTTCCTGAAGTTTTATTTGTAATGATTAGGTCCCAATTATGAATATTGCTCATGAGTATGTTCCTTTATTAGTTGGTCCTGATATTTTAGGCTGCTTATTTATCCAATTTACAAAATGCCTGCAATATTCTTTTTTGTTTTCTTTAAAATCAAAAGATGAATTAATCTGATCGTTGTATTTTTTTAATAATGTTTTAACTTGGACTGATTTATATTTATTTGGGGCTTGCATTCCTGTAGTGTTTAACCATTCATCAGAAATAATTAATTCGGCAAAAAAAACATTATTTTTATTTTCTTTATTTATTTCATTTCCACTTACACTTACACTTACACTTACATTATCATTAACACTTACAGTTGGATTTGTTGGTGTTTGTTGAACAAAATCAACATTTGTTGGATTTGTTGATATTTGTTCGTTTAATTTAGCCAATCTTCTTGCTTCAGCAGATGCTTTACCGGCTGTGGATCTGCCTTCTTTTGTTTTCTCCCATTTCTTTAAATCACGTTTAAGTTGTAATTTAATCATTTCAAAAACTAAAGCTATTGAACTATCTATTATTGGATTTTCATCATTTACGTACGCAAATAATGTTTTTAATAAAAGTCCGGCCTGTTCATTTGAAAGTAAATCTATTATTGACTTACTGTCTGAATAAAGAACGAATGATGTTTTGTTTTCTGCCATAAATATAATTATTTAATAGATTGAAAATATAATTCAGATAAAACAGCACTATTTTTTTTAAAAGTCACTATATGTTCTAATTTTGATTCATTAATAGAAAATAAAGCAACTCCTCCATTATCAACAATTGCAATAAAACATTCATTTATTTTTATAGCATTTATAATTAAACCAATATCATTGTGAAATGTTTTTAAATAATGACAATCTTTACAAAGAGTTTCTAAATCTTCGTTTGGTGCGTTTTCAGGATTAGGCCCTGTATATTTTAAATGATGCACATGTAATTCTGTTTCTTCATCACCACAAAGACAACATTTAAAACTATCTCTTTGCAAAACTTCTAACCGTTTCTTTTGCCATTTAGGACTTTTTAATTTATCTGAATAATTCATAATATTAAACTATGTATAGTTATTATTGAAAATTTTTTATTCTACCTTAATTAAGGTAGCTCCGTTTACAGTAACTGTTTTTAGTTCTCCGGCCTTAACCATTTGATTAACTCGGCCCCTTGTAAGTCCTATTTTTTTAGCATATTCACTTTGAGTGTACAAATCTTTTCTTATCTCTTTTATCATTATACAAGTTTTAATTTTTTAATCAAATAAAAGGCTAATTTTCACTAGCCTTATTTCTTGTGTCAAATATACGAATAACTTTTTAATATTATTCTGTTTCTTTACTAAAATACGGAAAAACATTAATTATTTTAGTTTCAGATACTGCAGGAATTGAATACTCTCCCATTGTATTTTTCATTGCCACAATAGTTTTGTCGTAAGCATCTTTTGCGTCGTTGGCTTCTACTAATAAATAAATGTTTGTTTTTCTTTCCTTACCACTTTCTTCATCGTAAGCCAATAAAGAAATTTTTGATTTAAACCAATGAAATGAATCATCTGAAGAATGAACTTCTGAATAATTAGTAACTTTAATATTAGTTACTCTAAATTCTTCACTAATATAAGCTTTAATTTCTTCATTTATTCGACTTTCTGCTTCTGTAAAAGAAATAGCATCTACCAAATAAGATTCTGTAACTACTTTTTGAGTTCCGTTTTCTGTAGTTTTTCTGTATTTCACACTACAATCATACCAAGTTTTATTCATAATTTTAATATTTATGTCTTTTGACGGTTATTTATTTTAATTTTTTCGACTTTATTTCAAAAACAATCTAATTAAATCTTTAATATCAGAAATAGTTTTGCAGTTTGGCACTTCAATCCAGTAGTTATCTTGAATTTTAATCTCAATTGTTTCAACACCAGTAATTTCAATACTAAAATTTTCCTTTGTTAGTAAAAATTCGGTGTATCTGTGACCTTCTTCAGTATAAGAATTGTCTACAAATCCAAGGTTTAAGAGTTCTTTTTTATTCATAAGATTTCAATAATTGAAGCTGGGGCTAGTTTTGCGCTTTCAATGATGTGCAGTCCTAGTCTTGGATGTACACAGTTTCGTAAAATCTGTACCGGACAATGGTTGCCATCATAATATATATTTTCTTCATAATGAATACCTAACCAGTCCATCATTTGTTTTTTCTGTCCAACAGTTGCAAGATTCATCATTCCTTTTGGCGATTTAGGTATATCAATCATTTCAGGAATATCGAAATTTGACCAAAAAAGATGTCTTCCTAATTTCGTTGGATTTCCGTAAGGTTCATAATAAGGAACTACGTTTTCTACAAACCATTTTCCTTTAAAATAAGTTTTTAAGAAAATAATTTCTTCAAACAATTTTCCGTCTACAAATCGAACCATATTATGCCTTGTCGCACGATTCATTTTTGAATGAGTTTGGCAAGGGATTCCAGAAATAATAAAATCGTACTCCTGGTAATTTTCTAAAAGAAATTGATGTGCATCGGCAATTATTACTTTTTGATTTGGTTTTCGTTCCTGTAGAACTTTTGCTATTTTTGGATTTAATTCTACGTGAGTTATTTCAAACTTATTTTCATCCAATAAATCAGTAGTTCCTCCAAGACCTGCGTACAAATGTAAAACACGTACTTTTTCGTTCATTATTTCTTATTTTTAAGTTTATCATATCCAGCCTCGAATGTTTTTGCTAGGTTTGTTTGGTACTCGATTTCTCCGTCTTTGTCTTTGATTACGACATTCTGAACTATTACGATAGCTATTAGAAAGATGATTATTACTGATAGCGTGATTATTATGTATTCCATATCTATAACTTATTAAGAGCTATTATTGTTTTTTGAATTTCAGCGTTTAAAATATCGCTTCTGCGTTTCAATTCGTGAATTCCATCCTCACGCATTGTCCGAATTATCAAAGATATTTCTTCGTTTGTAAAATCGTTAATCAAAATTTCTTGCATCAATTCAGATACTTTTTGATTGATTATTTCAGCTCTAGTCTTGACTTTTGGCGTGAAATATTTTTGGAGTTGTAAGAGTAGTTTTTTCATATTAAAAAGGTGTTTTTGTTTTGGTATTACTTCCAATTGACTTATAATTTATATTGGCAAAGCCATTTTAGATAAAATATTTGTGCTTACGTGTGTATAAACTTCTGTCGTTTTACTACTTGCGTGGCCCAAATGTTTTTGAATGATTCTTAAATCTGTTCTTGCTTCCAATAATGCGGTGGCGTTTGAATGTCGTAGCAAATGAAAGTGAAACTCTTTACCGAGATACTTTTTTACGATTTCATTACAACTTGTATGTGAATATTGTATATTATTTCCTTGACCATTGAACAAGTATTCTTTTGGTCGATATTCGGTAAAATAAACACTCAATATCTCTAAAATCTTGTCAGACAACCCCACGATCCTGTCTTTTCTTCCTTTACCTTGTCGAATGGTGATAATCATTCGCTTACTGTCAATATCAGCAATTTTCAAATTACAAACTTCACTTACTCGCATTCCTGTTGAATAAGCCAAAGCAATAATGGCTTTATGCTTACTGTTGGCGATTTTTGAAATTGCATCCAATAAAAATTCCTTTTCAATGATTTGCGGAAGTTTTCTTTCTGATCTTGGATATTCAATATGTTTGAATTTCAATGGTTGCTTTCCGGTAAGTTTATAAAACAATTTCACAGCAGATATTCGATGTTTCCTGCCATTAATTGAGTTTGCCAACATCAGCCAATTTTTAATTTGTTTTTCTGATATTTCAGAAGGTTTTGTCGCTACATTGTTGAAATACTCCAAAAACAATTTTACCTGACTAGAATAGTTAGAAATAGTATTTTCAGAATAGTTTTTCAGTCTTAAATCTTCGGAATACAATTCCACATACTTTCCGATATTCATAGTCTTAGGTGTTAAGTTTGTTGGTGTTTACAGATGGTTTTTACATATAGGAGTTATCACTCATTTTACAGAACGTTTACTGATAACGAGTTCAGATTTACGAATAATGCAAATTTCATTTTCAAAAGGCGTTTCAAAATTCCATCTATCAAGAGTAAATTTTGATATTCCAATTTCGTGAGTATTACACAAAATTGTCAAATCTCCGTAGTAAAAATGCTTTTCGTTTTCGATTGCGTTTTTAAATTCTATGTGATATAATTTTTTATTCATTTGTTTTGTTTGTTATATTCTCTCAGGAAATCTAATACTGCTTTACATTTTTTATATTCTTTTTTCATTTTTTCTGCATCTTCAAGAGTTTTAGTATTTTTTCCTAAAAAAGCATTAGGATTTTCTAAATACCTCGGAATCATCATTGCTGAAAATTCAGATTGTTGCATTCTTTTTTCTATGAATTTTTCAAGTGATTCCATATTAAATACTTATTCTGTGAATTAAGTGAGCAAACTCATAAAAATGTTCCCAATTAGACGAATGATCTAATTTTCCGTATTTTTTAAAGAAATCATCTTTAGAATATCCTTTTTTAACGGCTTGTGTGTAGATTTTTACTTTTGCATATTCGCTTTTAGCTTCTGACATCAATAAATCAACATTTGAAATATTGTTTATTTTTACAACTTCTTTTTTAATAGTTTCAGAAGTAATGCCAGTATTTTTAGTAGCACAAGTTGAACCGTAATAAAATTCATTCCCATCAATAGAAACACAATAAGTTCCTTTCAATCCTGTTTTACCACAACAATCACAATCTGTAACTTTATCTGTAAATCCTATTATTTTAATTTCTGTTGTCATAACTTCTATTTGCTTATATTTCTTTTACAAATATAATGATTAATATTTGTATAAACCTAATTTAATTACAAATATTATTAATAAAAATTGTAAATAAATAAAAAAACGAGTGATAACACGTGCTATGAGCAATATTGCCAATAACGTTTAGTGCTAAACGACAACTTTTTTCTACGGCAATACTGCACATAGCACCATCCGTTATCACTCATTTTACAGAACCGCCTCGTTCAAGTTTACATTTAGAAATTCTATACTTTTCATTTTCGAATTCTAATTGTTTTTTTCGGCTGAAATGGTATTCTAAACTTTCATCTTTCAATAAAGGAAAGTTTTTTTCCATTACAGGCAAAGAACCAAAAAGTCTAAGCTTATTTAGTTCTTTGTCTAAAATAATAAATGGCATTAAAATCTGTCTAAATGATAATCACAACTAGAAAAATTTCCTTTGCTCCAAGCTTCTAAAAATAAAGAACGATGAGCATTATTTTTAAATTCATTTTCTAATTTTTCTCTTTGTGAATTTCTCCACTTGTAAACATCAATACTTGCTTGAATTCCACCTTTTTTTTGATATTCTTCTTCTAGCTTTTGTTCTTTAACATAAGCATCAAAAAGTATTTTTTTAGACTCTAATGCTATTGCTTCGTATTCTTCAAAATTTTTCATAATTTCTATTTATTAAAGTTTGCCGTGTAACTCACTTCCTTAACTCTGATACAAATATATAACTTATTTTGTAATCGCAAGCTGTTTTTACAAAATATTTAAAATAAAACGTAAAATAAAAATAAAAACGAGTGATAACAACAGCTTGTAGCAATTGCAATATTAGTTTGTACTTGAATTATCGGGTAAAATTTAAAAACTGTTTTGTGTTTGTAAAAATAGTCTTAAATTTTTGCAACTGCTACAAGCTGAAACGTTAGTGGCAACCGCCCTAGATTCTTTCAAACAAATGGAAAACCCACATTCCATCTTGTAACTGAAAAGTGCCTATAAAGATTCTGCTTATTCCATCACAAGGAACCTCTTGGCCTGTTCCGAAAACTTCAATAACTTTTTCTTTCATTGGTGCTTTTGGATCTACTAATGCCCATATACAAGGCTTATTATTTTGAACTTGAACAGATAGTATTTCTGCACCTTTTGGCATTTCTATTGATAAATTATCAACTGATAATTCAAATTTCCATATTACTTTTTTCATAATTTCCTGTTTTACGTGGTATGCCACTAACAATCGCTACATTTCATCTTTTGCATTTGGCATTAGGTTAATATTGTTTTGTATTTGTGATTATTTCGCTTATCAGAAGCACCTCGCTTTTTTACCCCAAGCCGAAAGTGTAGCGATGGACGTTATACACAATTATAATCTGTAGTCATAAGAAACTCTTTCGATTTGAATCAACCTCTCATAATTGATTTTCTTTTTCCTTAGAAAGAATCTTAATTGGTATATTATTCTGTGTGCTTTTTCTAGCGATTCTTCACTATCTTCGACTTTGAAATCTTGTGTCAATGGTTCGCTATTTGATTTCCATTCTCCTTCGTGTAAATCAATTGAAAAATTATTTATGTGTCCTGCATAATTTGTAAAACAATGATGACCAAGTTCGGTACATTGCATTGCTAAAAACTGTATTTCTAATATTTTACTTTTAATTTTCATAAGAATAACTGTGTATAACAGTGGTTTTGCTCAATGGCTGGATTTGGCAAAATTTAAACACTGTCTTTTGTTTGTAAAAATTGTTTTTTTAATCAATAATTTAGGCTTACTTTTCAGCCACTAAGCAAAGCCACGAAACGTTAGGAGCAACCGCCTATGATGGTAGATTATTAGGCTTAATTATTTGTTGATAATGCGTAACTCCATCGTAAATATTTCCGTTAAATGTTTTAAATGTTTTTTGAATTTTGCAAAACCTGCCTAAGCCAGTTTCTCCATCTCCAAATAAGAAAAATAAACCATCACTTTCTGGTAAATCTTTTTCACTTTCAATTTTCACCCAATCTTTTTTTAAAACATCCTTTACATATCCTTCTATTAAGTCGGATATAATATCAGTAGTTCCAATTTCCATAAAATCTCTATCGGAAACATTTGTACTTTTTAACCATTCTTTTGGTGTCATAATTTTTAATTTTTAAATTAATATTCGTTCGTGGTATGCTCCTAACACTCGTTTGGCAATAGAGCAAGCTTTAGTGGAATTACCGTTTTTTAATAATAAATTTCTGCAAAACCGAAACTTTACGTTTCTTAATTTTGCTCCATCGCCAAGCGATAGAACGTTATCGTTAAGCTTGGTTGGAGTCCTTAACGTGAGAATATGAATTATCACTGTTTTTAGTCCATTTTCTGTTTTCATTAATAGTTAATTTTTTCTCAAATGCTTCAAATATTTCTTCAACAGTAATTGGATTTTCTTGTCTTCCTGCGCTATCAAAAAGACACATTAAGGCATCCGCATATTCTTCGGGTCTTCTAACTTTGTTTTCAATATCTGATTCTATTTCTTTAATTTCAGATTCACATTTTCTTAAAGAGGAAATTGATGTAGCTTCTTTAAAAGTGATTTTAGACCATTTCAAACGTCTGTTTTCTAATTCTATAATATTCATAATAGTTGGTGTTAAAAAAGCCGAAACGATAACAATTTCTTTGCGATGATTTTCGGCTTGGTTTATAAATTTATTGTTGGTTGTGTGTTTGTGATTATTGGTGTTTATCCGAAGCTTGGTTTTGTGCAACTCCGAAAAACCTCGCAAAGAATCAACGTTACCTGCTATTTATCCTCAACTTTGTAGATAATCGAGTCTTTGTAGGTTATTGGAAATTTTAAGCTTTTTAACGAATGATAAGGTAATTCGAATTCCAAGCATAGTTTTTTAAAATTACCCCTTGCAATCGGCTCTTTATCGGGTCGTATTAGGATGATTATTGATTTTCTTTGCATTGCTTTAATTTAAAAAATTGTTATTTAGTCTTTTATCCATTTTTTTATTACAAAATCAGTATTTATTTCTTTTGGACTTATTTTTTTTAAATTAGCTATAATAGATTCCTTTGATTCAGGATTAATATAACATCCTTTTTCTTCGTCATATTCTAAATCCAACATTTCAGCAATTTCAATTATCTTGTCCGGATTAGGATTTGATATGTTTAATTTTTCAAAAGCTAAGTCGAATATTTGTTCTTCTGTTAAATACATATTCATAATTTAGTTTTTTATGGTAATTGATTTTGATTTCTTGCAAATTTAGGTCTCATAAAATATAATAAAACCTGTTGCCAATACAACCATTGCTCACTATCATTTTCCCACTTTTTAAGAAGTAATCTTAATAAAGACCCTGTAGAATGTATTCTATCTGATTCCTTAAATTTTAAAAGTAGGCTTTCAGTAACGAAACTTTCAAACTCAGAAGTAAACTTTTCTTTTAAGTTTACTTCTTCTAATTCTTGCAATATTATTTCATATGTCATTAGAATACGTTTTTAATGTGGTTTTCTAAGAATGATATTTCTATTTTGTAGTCAGAATTTAATTTTAAAAATTCTTTTACTTCAAAATCTTCCATTTCGTCAATTCTATAAAGTAAGCAATCGTTAGCATAATTTAATTGACCTTTCAAGCTTGCTAATTCTTCTCTTTTAATCATTTCTACGTGTGACATAATTTCTATTTTTTAGTGTTATTGTTTTTAATTCTGATGTAAAGATAATCAATATATTTACATAAACAAGTCTTTTTTAGAAAAATATTAAAAATAATTACAAAAAAAATAAACAGCAGGTAACAATTGCTATAAAACAGTTGGGCATTGTGATTAATTTAAACATTTGGACTATCCGAATGATTGGATCTTGGCTCGAAGTTTTGGGAATCTCTGCCCCAACCGTCTTATAGCAAAAACGTTATAGGTTATTTAAAAAACCGATAACACTTTCATCTTTTATTTCAGAAATTAATCCAAAAGTTACTGTTTGTGTTTTAATATAGTTTTCTATTTCTTCATCAGGAATATCAAAATCGTGAAAATTTCCAAAAGGAGAATCACATCCACAATAAAAGCATTTTAATGTATTTACAAATGGAGTTACTTTTCCACATTCGTCACAATATTCAAATATTGCTGAAAAAGATAAACAACCTATAACAGTGGTTTTGCGAGATTTTCGGCACTTGGTTTAATTTATTGTTTAGTTTGTATCTGTTGTTTTTTGGGCTTATCTGAAAGATTACGCATCCTTAACCGAAAATCCTCGCAAAGCCACAATACGTTATCAGCAACCGCCAGTATTAGTCATTAACTTCGTATTCTAAATCTGCAAAAGCGAAACCTATTGCATCTGCTGTTTCGTCTATTTGTTCATTGTCTCCTTTTACTTTTTCAAGAATGTCAATTGCTTCTTGAAGTTTAATCATTGCCTGTTTTACAGCATTTTTTTGTTGTGTTTTTCATAATTTCCTGTTTTACGTGGTATGCCACTAACAATCGCTACATTTCATCTTTTGCATTTGGCATTGTGATTATTTATTTTTGTACTTAATGTGCCAGCATCCGATTGAACTTTGTTTTTTGGATATGTTTTCTTTTTCATACCAAAAAATATTTTCAACTAAATTAAGAAAATTAAAATTTTTTACCTCGATTGCTCCCGGAGGCTTACATAGTTCTATCTTTTCAATACTATACCCTGCTTTCATATTGTTGTTTTTTAAGTTCAAAAATTGTCAACCCCACTCTCGCTTTCGGAGGTCTGACATTTACGCATTCAATCTCGTTGATTTCTTTTTTGATAGCCAACAAAATACGATAGTATTTGTCAATTTTAGGATTGTTAGTCTGCGTGTAGTGGTTGCTTTCGTTTGCAAGAATCAGTTTATCACGCCTATTTCTGAGTGTTTGGAGTCGAGTAGTCATAATTCTCGTTGTTTTAGCATTGCATCAGCAACCTCGTAAGACACTACCGTAATCACAGCTTCTGCAAATCCTTTTTCGGTAGTCATTCCTTTTTCTAGCTTATGCTTAAGTATAGTTTGCATTGCGGAATTAGCAAAATAATCCCTTAAAGTCATTCCGTCCTGACACCCTGTTTGTTGTCCTGACTCATTAAATATTCCTACCGTATCCATTGGAGTTGGAAATACGTTTGGGTTCAATGGTTTTTTAACTGTTTCCATATTAATAATTTTTTACTGTTTTTAATAGTTTTTTTAACTCTGCATTCTTGGTTGAATTGTTTCTTATATCCTCTTCTAACATAGGAATCAGAATAACTAAAGCGGATTCCACAACTTCTTGCAATCTACTTGTTATTAATTTGCCATTTTCCATATTAGCATAATTAGACTGTTCAATCCTTAGTAGTTCAGCTAAAAAATATTGTTTCATTCCTACTGCTTTACGAACTGTTTTTACATCTGTAATTGTCGGTTTCATATATAATTATCTTGTTTTGTTATACAAATATAATTCATTTTTATATACAAACAATTCTTTACTTGTAATTTAGAATGATTATAAAAAAACCCACTCTCTCAAGTGGGTTTCTAAAATCAATTCAACTGCAACTCGCTAAAAATAACAACAACGATTTTGGCGTGAGTTTTTTTTGCTCGTTTGATTTTATTTTAAAATAATTGCAATTATAATGCAAATTAATAAAAAGTTTGTCATAACGTTTATTTGTTACTGTTTTTCAATTTTCCAACCGTTAATACTGCAAAAGTACTTACCGTTGTGTTCGTTTCCTTTGATATTTATACCTACTTTCACGTCTTCGCCAATAGAATAACTATCTAATACACTCGTTTTGTCCTGTACAAAATCAATAGGTATTTTTTGACTGTATTGCTCAGAAGTTTCGACTACTAACAATCTTTTTTTGAAAGTTCCTGCGCTTCCTACTGTTTCTGTTTCTCCAATAAAATGGATTTTTCCAATTATTTCGCTCATTTTTAAAATTTTAGTTTATTTAATTCAATTTCTATTTCATTTTTTAATAAATCAGCGTTAAATTTCGCTAATTCAACCCATTCCCTAATTGTTCTAAAATCGGTAACAGTTTCGGTCTTTGGTTTTATTTCTTTACCACCAACACCGTATTGCTTTATTTCTACTTTTTTCTTTACACCTAAATCAATAACGCTATCTAAAGTCAATTCTTTTACAAAAATAGGCTTATAAATATTTTCTGGTCGGTAACTACAAAAATAATGTTTTTGCAGTTTAGGATTAACTGTAAAATAATGCAAACATTGATGTATATTGTCAGCAGGAATTTCTCCAGAACGTACCGTTTTTAAATGCTTTTTTGACGCAGGACATTTAATTTCTGCGCTTATTGTTTCATCTTCTGTTATACCGTCGGGTGAAATCCCTATGTATTCATTTTCCTCTGATTGAAGCCATCCGCATTCTAGTAATTCAATTCCTAAATAAGCATTTAATGATTTACGTGCTTCTGGCTCTAATTCGTTTCCACGAACCATGTCAAAAGATTGGTAACTTTCCTGTAAATCAAAATCTTCTACAAGTTCAGAAAGAACATCTTCTAAAAGGGTGTCTGATTTAATAAACAATCCTTTAGACAAAGTACCGCCTACTTTTCCATAGCGTATTTTGTGCCATTCCTCTGAACCTTGTTCAATTTCGTAGTGTGCTATCATTACTTTAAAGTAGTTTTAAGTTTTTCTTTTAATGCGATTACAGTAGGTAAATGTTGTTCAATTGGCGGTATTTTTATCCAATTAGTTTGTAGCTCTGCAATAGTTTTAGAGCCATTTAAAATAGCTAAAGCGTTTACGTCTGAAATTACTTTTTTTACAACCGCTTTTACTTTTATACCTCCAGTAACTTTCCCCATCATTTTAACGCTTGGATCAAAAAACAAATCAATCTGAATTCCCTTCCAATTTGGAAGCATTCTGCTTTCCGCTGAGCTACATCCTAGTTTTTCTTTTACGATTTCATTGATAATTTTTCTATTTCCTGAGTTTGCAACCATAGCCTTTACAGGTTCTTCAAACTCAATAAAATAACCGTCTGTTTTATTTCCTGAAACATCTACGCCTCTATCGTAGTAAGCTTCTTTTATTGTCAAAATACAACTACCTTTTTCTTCAACAATTGCCTCGACATCGATACCAGCTAAATGCGTGGATTTTCGATATTTCATACTATCAATTTCTAGTTCTTTCATAATTTCTATTTATTTAAATTAATATTTTTCAAAACCGCTTCTACTATTTTTTAACTTCTTTCAACTTCTCCAATACTAATCCCTGATACTTTTCTGGAATTGCCCAAAATCCGCCAAACCAATTATTATAAATACTTATTGCTCCCGTGCCTGTTAATAGGTGTAGTTCTTGACAAAAAGCCCTTTTATCTTTCAATTCTCCATAGAGTGTTTTAATTTCTTTCATTTTATTGTAATTTTAAATTATTTTTAGTTTATTAAGTGAGACAAATATACAGCACTTATTTTAATAAATAATTATAATTATAATAAATTAACGCAATTTAAAACAGTTCCAAATAAAAAACCCCCGCTCTTTCGAATGGGCTCTTGGAATTGATTTATGTATTTTGTTTCAGTAATAAAAAAGCCAAACAAATTAATGTTCGGCTTAATCAATCACCTAAAAAATTTTAAATTATGAAAGCATAAAGATAGTAATATTATTTACACGAACCAAATCTTATCCCGATACTTATTCCAAGCCCAATAGCATAGTCCAATTGGAATCAATAACCAAAGCCAATTAAAAATACTCCAAGCATCACGTTTTACGTGAATGACTTCGTCTGCTTTTTTAGAATCTGATTTTGATTTTATATTGTTAGCTATCGATTCTTTTTTGCTAGTTGTTTCTGCTGTTTTTTCAGAAGCATCTGTTTTAGCTAAAGCATTAGTTTTAGTATTGTTTTTTTGAGTAGTTATCTTAGTTGTAACCTTTGCGTTATTCAAGACTTGTTTGTTTCCTGAAGCATCAATATAAGATGCTTCTTTGTACGGATCCAAAGGCTCTAAAACTTCCTCAATAGTTGTTGTTTGATTTTGATTATTTACCGTTACCAATTCGGTTTTTTTGATATTGGTTTCAGTTTTGGCTTGATCAACTTCTGACTTATCAGTTTTTGACTTATCAATAAGTTCCGTTTTTGTAGATTCTTCTGTTCGGTTTTTTTCTACTTTACGAGCGCCACAAGACCATATTCCCGAGACTAGGAAAATGGTAAATAATATTGATAATAATTTTTTCATAATTTATGAATAATAAGTTTCTACTTCTTCTTTTCTTCTAGCAATAAGTCCATTTAATTTTACACCTCCGCCTGTGATTGCCAACGACTCCCAGTAGCGAATCATTTCCTTTTTTGGTATTTCCTTGTTCACATTCTCAAATAAATTGTAATAATGAACTTTTCCATCTTTTCCGGTATATGTTGCACCTGCATTGTAGATAAAATCAGCGAGGGAATCGAATTCATTTTGGTCTAAATCATCACGACAAAGCTTGTCAACTAATGGAGAAACGATTGTACTAAAGTGACCTCGCAACAATCTATCTGCTTCTAATTCTGAAATGGGCTTATCAGACATTGTTACCTTTTTGCCCGTATCAAAATACCGTGTAGTTCCATAACCAATCGTATAAGGTTCTTTTTTTGTACCCGGATCAGGATAAGGTTTTGCAGAAAATCCCTCTTTCTTTTTGGTCTTGGCGATTAATGACTCGCTTACATTTGTAATTTTCATACCCCTGTCACATCATTATCTTTAGCTAAAAAACCTAAAGCAGCTATTAAAATAGCTATTGCATATCTCGGTAAATCTTTTTTTAAATCAAAAGTTCCTGTTCCCATCATTGGTTGCAAAGCGTATAAAATAGCCAAAGCGCAACCTGTAAATGTAGTTTTGTAGTTTTTCATTTGCTCCCGTTTAATCTAAAATTAGATATTAATATTTCCACCGCTTTCATTCCTGAATATCCTAATAAAAAGGCAACTCCGTATAATACCCTACTGTCTAAATGTAGCCAATCTCCAGCCAAAGGCGTTAAATAATTAGCCGACAATCCTCCCGAAAGTACGGTTAAAAATTGTTGTGATTTTGTCATTTTCGTGTTTTTCGTTAAAAATACCACCGCCCCGCTTGATCCCGCTATGAAAATCGGAGCTTCGATTCCTATATATTTTAATGCTTCAATAAAAGTCATATCTGTAGGTTGAAATTATTGTATAAAAATAATAAAAAAAACCGTCATAAAATTAACGGTTTTAGTTTTTATATAAATTATCTTTTAAAGCAATTTTACGGAAGCAACACAATGTCCTCCTTTTTTCCAATTTGAATAGTCAATAGCAAACAAAAAATAATAAACAAACCATCCTATTTTGCTCAATGATTTTTCAATACTTTTTTTACCTAACACACTTGACATAGTTTCTTTTTCGTTTCCAAACAGATAACCTCCAGTTGAAAGCCAAAAATTTAAAGCTGTGCGATAATTATGATTTGCGTAGCAATCTCTATCCAATGCTCCTGAGAAAAAGAACCCATTTATGGTTTTCCAAAACTGATATTTTTTTGCATTCAAACACATTACCGTTATAAAACTTCCAATCTCAAAAAAAGGTGTTAAAATCCACGTAATTATTATTAAAATCAATCCCATTACTCTTCTGTTTCAATTATTGGTTCAGGTGTGAATTCCCAATCTTCTGGATTTAAGCCGTGGATTGTTTTTCCATTTGGCAATAAATTCATTTGAGTATCTAACATCAAACCTAATTGCACTTTTTTCATTTCTTTTTTCACTTTGCTCAATCCAGAAAAGTCATTATTTGCATTTAAATAATTGTTGACTTCTTCCACTTTTTCTTCTGAATAGAAATAATTTTTAGATGAAATAGCTATTGGAGGATCTACTGAAATATCCCAATCTACTATCAGATACTTCCACCCCTCATTTGTCAATTCTAGCGGTCTAGCTTCAATTTTGATTATACCTAATTTTCCATTTCGTTCCCCGTAAACTACAGGCATTCTAGTTTGTATCATTTGTTTTGTTTTTTTTAAATTATTAGTGGCATACCCAAGTTGTTCCGTTGTAAAAGACTGGACAAACAACTGCACCGCCCCCAACTACTGGGGCGAGATACGCAGGTGTTAAAGCATCTGATACCGTTGCGTAAGCTTTTGTTGCTCCTGGAGGTGTTGGCAAAGTAGCTACTGTATAAACAGTATTTGCGTATGTAATATCGGTTGACAACGTACCAATAGTTGCGCCACCAACCAAGAAGCCTACACCTCCTGTAGTTTGCAAATATGATCCGTTATAAGACCAAAAATCCTGATTTGAAACACGCCACGTATTAATTGCAACTTTTTCAAGTATCAATGTACCACCGTGTCTAGTTGCTGGAGTTACTCCTATTAAAGTGACTCCAGAAGCTCCAACAACGGAAACTAAACCAGGCTGCGCTCCGTCATCCGTAAGCACTACTATATCCCCAATAGTAAACGGTACAGTTGAATTATTTGGAACGGTAACAGTAAAAGTTACATTAAAACCGTGTGATATTGTAATTCTTTTTCTCGTGTGAGTTAAATCTAAAGTAAGTGCTGTTCCAGAAGCAGTTGCTTGCGCTCTACCAACGGCATTGGTAACATCATCTAATAAGGCAACTGTTCCGCTTTTGTCTGGGTCGGTGTATGTTCTTGATGCTGTGTTCGAATTGGTTCTAAAAGAAGTGAATGTATTAGCTACATTTCTAAACCCAATCATTCCGTCTAAAAATGTTTTTAAAACAGAAACCGTTTGAGCACTTGTAGTATCTAATATAGAAGAACTTAGTATCTTTTCAACATTCTTAGTACCAGTATTGTAAGTCAAGATATTGTAAGCTCCAGCGGATGTTACAGGAGCATTATTTATCGTTATAATTCCTGTATTTGAAAATGTAAACAAGGCAAAATTATTTGTATCGTTGATTATAAAATTACCAGAACTATACAGTAAGTTCCTTGCATAAACACCCCAGTTAGCAGCCGAAACTGCTGTATAATTTTGTGAATAAGCATTGGCTACAGTTACGTGACTAGCATCTATATATGCTGAAATAATCTGCTGATCTCCATTTATAGTTAATTGCGCTCCGACATCGGTACTAAAGAATTGACCCACAGATGTAGCTATATTCACACCGCCTGTAACAGTAACCGTGCCAGTTGGCGTAAATCTTCTAGTTGTGTGGTATGATGTGAACCCATCCTTTAAAGCAAATTTTGTCAAGAAATAAGCCAATAATGTCGATTTTCTGTCTGAAAATAAAACTGATTTCGCTGTTCCTGTCACAGAATCATAAATAACATCCTTATCAGCATCTACTTGTGTTGCTTTTGATGCTAGGGTATTTATAAAAGCCCCAAAAATAGCCGCTGTTAATTGGTCTTGTTTAGTAGATATTATATCATTAATTTGCTTCTGAATCTTTCCAAAAGCCTGTAAAACAGTATCGGTAGCCGTTATTGCTGTTCCTGTTACAAAAGAAATTCCGCTTAATACAGTAGCCAAAACTCTTGCTGTTGTGAAATATTTATTTACAGAACCTTCGGGTAAAGCATCTGTTGTTGTTGCGCCAACATTTGTACCTAAAACCCACCCTTCGTTAGCGTCCCAGATATATTCCTGCGCAGCGACTCCGCTACCAGCATCTACAATTGCATAATCTCCGTCGTTCGAGGTCGGATGTGCCGATTGAAGATTTGCTAAACTAGTGTACTTCCCCTTGAATCTGTCGTTGTAATCGGATATGTTTAATTTTAAATTTAAAGCATCATCCAACCCCTCAATGTCTGAAATTTGGTCACGAATAATCCCGACATAATCGAAATATTTATTTCCACCACCAACAACTGATTTGAACATAACCATTTCGTTGTGTTTTAAAGCAATGGTATTCGTGTCGTTTGGAATTAAAAATACCCAAGTAGAGTCTGAATTTCCATCAATTAAAACATCAGCTAAATCTGTTCTATCGTTATATATATAGAACGGCATTCCATCCCAAATCCAATCATAATCATTACCTGTGGTGTCGTTTAGATCAGATATAACATCCGCTTGAGCAACATTCAAGCGAGTTGCTTGAATAGGAAGATTTACATTGCCGCTCGCTTCCGTATAAACGTATGTTTGTGATTCGGATTTAGTCGGATAAAGATTAGATACTTCGTCAGGCTTGTTTAAAATTGTGGCCGGATCAGAAGGGTCTGTTTTATTCCAGTCTGGGTTTACGTTTTTCTGCGCGTTTGCTTCAATTCCATTTAGTTTTGTTTCGTCTTCTGAAGTAAACAAACTAATAGCTTGTGTTTCTAGTTTTTGCTCGGATTCGTTGACTATTAAAACCTGACCATCACGACCAAAATAAGAAAAAGTATCTTCTAATTCATCAAAGCGAGTAATTCCGCTGGGTGGTAAAACTAAAGTACCATCAAAAAAACCGACTTCAATTAACTTATCCCAAAGCTCATTTGTATTAGTGAAAGTAAAAGTACCACTTGCAACAACGGTTATTTCTTCAACTAAAATATTTTGTTTTAGTATTAAATTTGCACCGTTTGCAGTTTTAAAATTGCAAAAATCTCCAACCGTTGTAAGCCTATTCTTTTCCGATATAATAGGCTCTCCACCGTCAAGAACCAATGAAAAGAAATTCCCTGTTTGTTTGGTTATTACTAAATTACTCATATTTTTTGAATGTATAGTTCTATGGTGTATGGTTGCATATTTTTGCCAATACCTGATTCTCCTGCTGTGCCTGTTCTAGTTCCTCCACCTATATCATATATTCCTGAACCACCAATACTACTACCTGTCGCTATTCCTAAAGCTATTGGGTGGTCGTGAGCAACCAAAACAGCATCAGGAGAACCGCCAATACCGCTAAGCCCAGAAAATCCTGTTCCATAACCTATAATTGTTCTACCTGCAAGATTATCTGTTCCATTGTTTCCATTACAAATAGCCCATCCAGCACGTAAATTTTTGCCTAACCCATCTATTTCAAAATTAGCATTTAAATAGGTAATATCACATTTAATAGGCTTTATATCTCCAGTCGAAGCCAGATTTGCCTGAATATAATTAAGTAAAGCCTGTTCGACTTCACGGTGCTTAGTAGCTGTTATTTTGGTTCCGCTTCCAAGATTTGAATTTATCAAATCTTGTATATCTGTATATGTACTCATATCTTTTTATTTTTAATTGTAGTAATCTAAATTAGCATAGTCCGAATAATTATAATCTGAAAATCCTTTGAAATTATCGTTGTAATTTGGCGATAAAGAAAAGCTTGTTTCTATAAAATTTTCTTGCGATATTTTTTTTGGTAATTCAATTGCTTCAAAAAGACTACATCTAATTAAATTTACATATAAAACTGGGCTTTCTAAAGCATATGTAAAATTTATTAAAACCGATTTAGCCATTAATTCAGTTCTAAAATTCTCTAAATAACTTGTTTTTATCGCTTGTGAAACCGTGTTTTTTGTAGAAACTTCGTAGTAAGTAGTAAGCTCTGTTTTCTTATCTTCTTCGTCAAACCAAGTCTGAATTCCTATGCTTTGGAATGCTTCTGATTTACTTTCTTTATAGTGCAATTGCGAAGTTTTTTCGTTGTCAATTTCTGTAAACAAAAAAGGACTAGAATAAAAAGTTTCTCCAATTGATTGAGTAATTTCTAAGTAAACTAAGCTATATCCAAAATCAAAAGGCACATTTTCAATTGACCAATACAATTGAGGCGATCCATCCGGTGCATTTGTCAAATAATCTACAAAGAAATAAGTAGTAATATCTGTTTTTATTCCTTTGTGTAAATCCACAACTCTTACAGTCCAATCTTCTAAATTAATACCGTTCGGAGTGTCTGTAATTTGTATATATTTGTTTGGATTATTTGGCAATAATTGAATTCCTTTAAATATAAATTGCGTGTTTATTTGGCTATTCTTGAAGTAGAAAGCCTCTTCTTTTGTACGGAATAAATTTATAAAAGGTTTTACTGTCATTGCTCGTTGTCATTACGACGTTAAGTTCATAGCAAATATAAATAAAAAATCCCAATCATTCTGAAAAATGAATTGGGATAAAAATAGATATGTAACTTATTGCTATTTTGCTTTTTTAGATTGTTCTATGGCTTCGTTTATTTTTTGTTGAAACCTGCTTAACTTCCTAACATCTTCACTTAATGGATGAGCAAAAGGCGTATCTTTATTATTTTCAATTGCTTTAATAATATCTTTAGGATTTATTTCATCCCATACTTCTTGAAATGTTTTTCCTTTAACATCGGCTAAATTCACGATAGAAACATCATTACTTCCTTTTTTATAACTAGGAATAGGCGGTTTTTGTAACTTTTGTAATTCAATAGCTAGTTTAAAAATACTCTCTATTTTTTCTACTAATTTTAATGCGTTTTTTGCTTTCATCTTACTTACAATTATTTAAAACTTCACTTTTCTTTTTTTGATAATCAGATTCTATTTTCTGAACACAAGCGGCAGAACCGTTGCAATTGATCCAGCCTTGACTTCTTAACGTTTCCAGTTGCTGTAGTTGTGAATCACAATTAGGCTTGTCTTCTGAGCAAGATACGAAACAAATAACGAGTAATAATAGTAATTTTTTCATAATAAATTTAACCATTTTTTTAATTGTTCAACACTATTTGCATTTGCGCCATTTATAGCGACTTCCATCCAATAAATCCCGTTGTACAATCTATAGTGGTTTTCATCGAATAAATATAACTTTTCATCGATTATTTCCCATTCCAAAGCAAGTAAACGAGTTTCATTATTTACTAAAATATAATTAAATTCAGTAGAAATAGTCATACTTACTGGCTCGAATTTTTCCTCTCCTTTAATAGTCAATTCTTTTTCAAGTAATTTATAATCCATATCAACAGGGTAAATTTTTATTACTTGCTGATTATTATCTATTGTTCTAATAAAGCCACGCTCTGAACGTATTTTGTTTTGCAAAACTATAAAATCTGAAAATTCTACATTTGCAAAAACAATATCATTGTATAACATTGGCGATAAAATAGGATTATCAGGAATAAAATTGGCTTTTTCTGTTAATTTTATTCCGTTGTATTTCGCTGTGTAATCTCCGTTATTTTTATACCACGTATTTTTTATCGCTTTTTCTTTCCAATATAAATTGCAAGTCGCTAAATATGATTTCCAATAATTATAAATATTTCTAGCTATTGAATACCGTCTATTGCTGTAACTATCTGCTGAACCAAGATTTGATGTTTCGCTAAATCCTTGGTCTGTATAATTTGTAAAAGGCACGTAAGCAGCTGATAAGGTGTAGGTAAATTTAGTGTTTCTAATTCCATTCCCAGCAGAACCACCACTAGCACCTGTTAGCTCTAAAGAACTATCCAAAACAGAAAATACAGTATAAGTTCCAGTATTTTGGTCGGGCGCATTGATTTTAAAAACACTACCTACTTGAATGCCTAATGACAAAAAATTCAAAGAACCATCGTTTATAAGAGACAATCTTCCGTTAGATGTGGAGTAAGCGTGATTTAATGTTGCTACTTCTGTGAAACTATTGTCAAAAGTCGTGCCAATTGAATCAATGCAAAATAAAGTATCGTCGTTTTGGGAGGCTGTATTTTTGTCAATTACCAATGCTTTGCGCCTAGTTTCCTCAATCAAAAAAGCATCACGAGTCCACTGAACATTTACCTCTTTTTTATTTTCTACTAGTTTATTAAAAAACACAAAACGACTTTCCCCGTGAATAGTATCAGCACTATTAGGCTCTTCATTTTCTTTTAAAGATTGATAATTATTATATCTGTAATAAAAATCATTTACCTTATATTTTGGATTAAATGTTTTATTCATTTCTGAAAACTGCGTATTGTCAAAAAATCCGCTTTCAATTGGAGTGTAAAAATCTTTTTCAATTCCAAAAAATATTTTTCCATCACTTCCGATTTCCCAATCTCCATTCATTTCGGTTATTGATTTTTCCAAATCAGATAATGAAACCGAAAAATTTTTGTCTTTAATGACTCTTAAAAAATTACCATCTACCAGCCTATTATCATAAAATTCCCCTCCCACATCGAAACGAGGTGCATTTACTTGCAACCCGGATACTGATTTTACAACCTGCTTCATAACATCAATCAAACGGAACGATGGAGAAACAGAGTTGTAAGCAATGCTTATTGAGTCTATCTGGGTATTAATAGAATTGATAGACACAGACATATCGTGCTGAAGCCCTTGACCTATATATAAAAATAGCCAAATTTTTTCTCCTCTCTGAATATTTCCTATATTGTAGTTAATATCTTTAGTTATATGAATGGTAGAACCACCGCCATATCCGGTACTATCATATAAGATTACTGCATTTTTCAAAGGCGCAAAACCACTAGGAAACGAATTTGCTTTTAATAAATAAATTCTCGCTACTTTTTGTGTGTCAACACCTGTAATGCCTATATCTATGTTAGATATTTTTAACTGCACATTGTTTAGATTATTTAAGGAATCTAATATCTGAAAACCATCGGCTCCATCCGAAGTATCTGAGATAAAAGGACACAAAGTGTTTTCAATATCTCCTTGTTTTATTGCTTGCGTAATATTTACATATCTAGCTATATTTGTCCAATTAGAATTAGTGGGCGTCATTTGTGTCCAAATAGACCGTTGTGATATTGGCTTAGCTAGTAAAAGCACGTTGTCAGGAATTAGTCCACCAATGTAATTTCCATCAACATCTGTATTGCTTTTCAAATCAACAATAGTTTCGTTTCTTCTTTTCAACACTTGAAACGCTCCTTGTTGAATCCCTTTACACCTGAAATATTCTAAATCATCGGTTTCGGCATCAGCAAAGTCCAATTCACAAACGAATGAATTATCTTCATCAATGTCAATTATTAAATTAACCAATGATTCAAAACCAAACTTTCTATGATAGTATAGCAATTGTTTTAGCTCGTGATTTCTCATATGGGTAAACTCAAATTGAGCCTCTCCACTAGTTAATGAAATATCTCTAGCTATTCCATTTTCTTTTTGTTTTAAAGAAAAACTTATTTGATTTAACCCAAAAGGTTCGTCAATTATTTTCTTGCCATAATCATCACTTTTAAAATCTAATGTAAATTTCATCATACCGAAAAACCTTTGCCAGCACCTCTAGCGTTATTTCTAATAGTTTTATTTCCGTTCTTTTCCGACCAACTACGAATCCCATTTTTATCGAAAGTCGTGTGGTTAGTTTGAATTTTAGCAAAATGTTTCGACATTACCATATCCATTTCAGCAGCAGTCATACCATTGTTTTGGTAATTCTTTGACATTGAAATTCCTTTTTCATTCAGCATTGATTGCAATTGCTTTTCTCTCCATTGTTCGGGCGTAAAAATTTCGGTTCCTTTTGGCAAATCAGTCACTACATCCCTTCCTTTAAATTGCTGTGCTTTTCCGTCTGGAGTTACGACTGTTTCAATATAATTAGATCCTCCTGCATCATTAATCATTGCTAATCCTCCACCGTGAACACCACCATCAAAGTATTGAGGAATTTTTTGTGAAGCAACCATAGCGATCTGAGCCGCTCCCATTGCTCCGACAATTACAGACAAGGGGATTCCTGCAAATCCAGCCTCTCCAAGTGTTGACATTATTGCCTGAGCTGTATCGATGGCTATATTGAAGATTGCTTGTTGTTGTTTTTGTTTCGCTTGTCTGTATTCAATGTCTTTTTGTTTCTTGTTAAAATCTTCTTCTATTTTTGCTTTTGCCGCTGCGCTATCTCCAGCATATTTAATAGCTATATCTTTTTGACTGGTTAACCTATCTTTTTCAGCGGTAAAGTTAGAATCTGAATTTTGATTTATGAAACCGAATACCTCCTGTGCGCTTTCGGCTATCGCTACAAAAGTAGTTTTGAAATTCTTTCCAAAGCCATCAATTTCATTATTTAATATCTTAAATGTTTCATCAAAACCAGTATTTTTGACAAAATCTTTATAAAATCCTGCCAAATAATCTTTTTGTTTCTTTAAAGATTCCTCTTGTTTTTTTATATTAGCATCGATTAGATCCCATTCCGCTTTTCTTATTTTTTCCTTTAAATCAAAAGAAGCTTGTTCAGCAACATCTTGTTTGTCGTGAGAATCTTTTATTAATTTGTCAACTGATTTTAATTCTTCAATATAATCGTCATTTTCTTTTTTACGAATATTGGTTAATTTATTGCTCCAATCTTGCTGATTTTTAATCATCGCCATTTGTCTATCGGCATCAGCTGATTTAATTTTAGCCGAATTGCCTTTGGCTAATCTTACCTGTTCATTATAATCTAATTGAATTAGCATTAATTTTAATGCATTTGCTTTTTGCAATGCATCATATTGATCTTTGTATGATGTATATTGACCATTTAAAATAGTTTCCTGTTTTAATATTTGAAGTTCTATTTCTTTTTTATTAGCATCGTAAATTGCTTTTAATGGGTCTTCTGGTTTTTCTTTTTTTACTTTTTCGGCTTTGGTATCTCCGTATAAATTACCTCCAAATCCCTGTGCTATTTTTGCTGCATTAGTTTGGAATTTTTTAGCAATATCTATGTTTTCTTTTGCGGAATCTTCACTTATTTTAGCAACTTCTTCTCTTCTTTTTTTTCTATCTTTTATAATATCGTTTGTGGCTTTTTTGTCAGTTGCAACTGAAGTAGCCGCAGCCTCTCCTTCTAATGAAATGTTTTCTAAGAAAGATGAAAATTCAGTAAGGCTTGTAGCTCTAGTTTTTTCAGCCTCTAAAGATTGTTTTGCCGCTTCCTCCAGCGCTAAATTTGCCGCTGCTTTATACAAAGTCATTTTAACATAAGCGTCGCCATCTTTTACAAGTTTATTCTCAACCTCATTAAGTGTACTTACCAAACCAGTGGTTTTACCCATAGTTTCATTGTATTGCTTAACTACTTGCTCTTTAGATAAAAAGCCATCCTTTGCAAGCCCTACATTTATAGTTAGTTCTTCAACATTTTTAGTAGCTTCTTTTACAGAACCTTCTTCAAATGCTTTGTTTAAAGTTTCGGCTGAAAGAGTAATTTCATCTGTTTTTTTCTTAAATAAATCCATCTTTTCAATTAACCCCCCTATTGCTTCAAAGGCTAAATTAAAAATTCCAGCCAATCCAATACCTGGTAAAATGTATGCTAATTGTCTTATACTTGAAAAAGCTCCTTTAAATGCACCTGCAATCCCGTTGCCATAATTACCTACATTTCTTTGATAATCTCCAACAGCTTGATCTGCTGATTTTATTCTCGACCCTAAATCGTTAGCTGCTTTAGATGCGGCAACGGCTTTTGTGCTATTTTCCCCATAAGCAATAGCGGCATCTTTAGCCTCTTTTTTTAATATTAAAAGTTGTGCCGAAGCTCTGGCGTAAGCGCCAGCCAACAAAGTATTTGCTTTAAAATTTCTATCGGTTTCGGCTCTTGCTATTTGGTTTGCAATTGCGCTTTCTCTGGAGGCTTTATTGGTTGAATTAATTGCGTTACCTAAACTATTACTTTGTGTTGTCGCTGCTTGTTTAGCACGTGAAAGTTGCATTATTTGATTTTGTAACCCTGAAATTATAGTATTTTGCTTAGTTAGTTCAGCATTCAGTGCAGAAGTGCTCGAAACGGCCTTATCCATTCCGCTTGGAGTTGAAATTCCAACAATTCCTTTACTGGCTTTTAGTGCTGATTCTGATACTTTAATCAACTCAGCATCGGCAAGGCTTAATTTAGATATTAAGCTTTCAACTTGTTTGATAGCTTCCGAGGCTATTACTGTATCAACTGCATTTTGATTATTCGCCATATTCTAGTCTTTTAAATCTATTCTGAATAAATTATTTTCTTCTGCAAATTTTATTATTTCAATTGCAATTCTTTGCGCTTCTTTCATTTCTTCTAAATCAAAATTATCTGATTTAATTAGTTTGCCCATTATTAATTGCTTAAATATCTTCTTTGTAATTACCATAATTAATTCTGTTTAGCTTTTTCTTCTAATAATTTACAAATTTCAATCCATTCCGAAACCGTTATTTCTTTTGGATTTAATCGATATGGATATTGAAGCCCAATAGTTGCTATTTGTAATTGTTTTTGCAAAGAAGAACTTTCTTTTACTTCATCTTTTTTCAGTTCATTTTCTAGTAAATGAAACTTAGTTTTCAATCCTTCGCACGCAACATTCACACGTTGTAATTCTTCCGCATCGCCATCTTTTGAATTGATTTCTGGAATTGAAAACCCTTTGCCGTGTTTTGCTAATTGCTGTATAAATATCAAACGTGTTTCCATTTGATTATCTCCAAAACCCAACCACATACGATTTATCAATGATTTTACAACATTATATTTTAATTTTAAATCTTCAATTTGAACTAATTTCTGAAGCCTGCTGGAAAATGAACGATCATCAATTGCTTCGAAATATTCGTCTAAAATGTTCTTTTCACACATTTCAAGCTCCAAACTTTTAACTTTAGTTTGTCTACCATCGTAGCCAATTATAAACCAGTTCAAATCGTGGGTATTTCGGTACTTATCGAAGTTATACAAAGGCAATTCCTCGATTGTATTGTATAATTTATAGGTTACTTTTTTCATAAATATTTTTTTATAAAATCCATAATTTCAGGATAAATAATATCCCAATTCACAACATCAGAATTTTGTTCAGTAAGCCCAAATAAATTACTATATCCATCGAAAAAGTTTTTCTTGTCTCCGCTTCCTGTTCCTGTTGAAAAAAGACTAAACTGCGTTAAATTCGGCAACATTTCTAATTGCATTCCATTTAAAAATTCGCCAGTTTGGTAAAAGTCATATAATTGACCTTGTTTTTCTCCTAATCTGTAATATCCAGAAAATCGCTTGTTTTTATTTATTAAAAATTGGTCATTACTTCCGATACCTCCTTCAAACTGTTCAGTATTCAGATTTATTATTTTATTCTCATTTTTCAAAATTATACGCTCTTGTTCGTCAAGAAGATTATCCCTAACAAATTTAGCGTTTTTAATATAATCTTTTATAGTGGTCATTGAAACAAATTTACAAAAAAAAGGCGTTACAAAATGCAACGCCTTTCAATCTCCTTTCTTTTAATTAATACTAAGTAGCAATAACGCTTGCTGTGTTTGATTTGTAAAGAACATCAGCGGGCGTTAAAATAATTCCATTTAATGAAACTTCAATAACATCAGATGCCACAAATGCAGGTACGGTTAATGTATATTTTTTAGTTGTCGGATTATAAACCGCAACTGTCGGGTTGCTTGCGACTCCGTTACGAATTACCGAAAAATCTCCAAATAACAAGCCTTCAACTGGATGTGTTTTGTCTAATAAAAACACACTAGCACTTAACGATGTTCCAGCAACCGCAGGATCTACTATAACTAAAGTTTCATTTACTCCTGTTAATTCAGTATAAACAAAATCTAGTTCGCTGTTAACAACCCAACTCATACGCTCATCAATCTCTAAACGCTCAATCAATTGCAACATTACGGTTTGGCTTGACGCAGCCGCACCATCAGAACCCATATACTTTCCGTTTTCAAACATTCCTAAAGTATATCCCTTTGGTTCTCCTGCTTTTGTAGTAGTTAAAAACAAAGTGTTTGAAACATCAAATAAAATTAGGTCGTAACCTTGGTAACTTGATAATGAATTTAATGCCTTGTTGAAATTGATTCCATTATCAAAAGTAACGTCATACTCGTAAGGGTTCTTTCCTGCTAACACTTTAATACCGGAACCAGGTCTGGTAATAATTGTATTGTCAGCGGTTTTATCTTCAAAAGTCACAACACCCTGAAGCATAATTAAGGTTCCGGCTCGTTGTAGTTCACGTAAATAATCCTTAGTGATTTCTTCGGTAAACTTAAATCCTTTTGAAACTAATCCCAACGCTGTTACACGTTTTCTGTCCATTCTACATCCAGCTAATCCCGTACCTAGTACGCCACCAGCCGAGCAATCTACTGTATTAATTTGTGATTCTAAACTCATTTTATAAATTTGTTTGAGATTAAATTGTCTTTTGTTTTTCCGTTCGGTAATTCAATTGGATTACCTACTTTGTAAAGTTTATCAAGAGTAAACTCTTTGATTACTCTAAATTTTTCAGTTTTACCTATTTTAGGTTCAAACTCTTTTTTTTCTTCTGCCATATTATTTAAAATTAATGGTATTTATACATTGTGCTGTTCCATCTGATTTTTCATCAAATTTAATTGTAATATCCAAAACTATAACGTTCCAAAAATCAATTGCTTTCAATAGATCTTCTTCGGTATAATTTGCATTTCTAGTTTCATCAAATTTTCCAACAATAGTGGTAACTCCACTTCTTTCAAGTGCTTTTAAAACATTCTCAAGCAACGGGTTTAAACAATTTTCGAATTCTGTATCCCAAACTTTTGGGTTTCTATTTTCGATATGCTTACTATCTTTTGCAATAATTAATCTACACTTTCTAGTGAGTGAATGTGCTGTTCTATCAGTTGTTTGACTTCCATTTACTAACCAAACTAACGGGTATTTATTGCCTGAAATTTGCTTCAAAAACAAAATTAAATCAGGTTGATCGCCCCATTCGTATCTAATAGGAAATAATTTCGAGTTTCCATCCTTATAAGGCGGTAACTGTGAAAAAATTTCTCTTAATATAGTTTCTGAAACAATCATAATCCCATTTGATTTTTAACTTCAAATACTTCTCTGTATAGATTCGGATAATCGCTATCGTGATCGTGCAAAAATTGTAATAATGAAACCTCTTTATTGGTCGGAAAATGAAATGGATAAGTGGCTGCATTGAATTCAAATGGGCTAAAAAAACCACACCCATAGTGTCGTGAATTACCGTACAAATTAACCTGATATTGCTCTACAAAACTATTCCAAGTATTGGTCATTTTTTGAGTCGGGTTTACTGAAGTTGCTCCTTTTGGGTTTCCTTTAGACTCCCCAACACCAGTCATATAACTAGCGTTTTCAGTTAACCAATAGTAATAAACATAATCAGCCAACAAAGAACCTTTGTAAGTTCCTTTTTCGTAAATCAACCCATTCCAGCGTAATTCAATGTCGTTTTTAGTATAAATAACACCATTTACTAAATCAATCCACTTTTGAGGAATATCGGTTTTATCTTCGGGAAATATTCCATCAGCCAAATAGCTTTCAAATTCCGAAACTTGTTCTGATGTCAAAAAACTAAGCAACAATAGACGGCACTTTTCATCAATCAATAGTTCTAGTTCGGCAAATGATTTGCTATCTGCTTCGTCCAAATTTGGAACTTCTCTTTTTGGCGATTTAAAATAAGTGTCGTCTATTATATACATACTATAGCTCTTTTTCTCCTATTGTTACTTTTGCAACCTCTACATCGTTCAATAATGGTGCAGCGGAATCTCTTTTTACTACTTTACTTTCGTAGTCTCCGATCAGTCCTTTTTCTTTAAGAATAGCCGCTAAAGTTGGATGCACTTTGTCTTTATCGCCTTTTTTGTAGAAAGAACCATCTTTTACGATTTCAATTTCTACTAAATCGAAATGACTATTTCCTTTGTAATTTGTTTGACTTTTTACAACTGAATCTTTTTCC